AATTCCCATCAACGATAATAATGTCTGTGATGGTTCTTTGAAAGGTAGAGTCATAAAAGCATCCTTGATGTTTCCACCAGGTGCATCGACATCTCTAAATTCGCCGGGCTGAATAGCCTGTGCTTCATCTCTTACGCGTATTCCACGTTGTTTAAATCCTGCAGGAAGATTACTTAACGTTCCTGCATCTAATAATTGACGGAGAGCAGTGGTTGCTGTTCTTGATAAACCACCGATCATATGAATTAATCCAAATCCATAAAAGCCCATTCCAGGTAAAAATCTGAAATGAACAAAATATTGAACCGCTTTTTTTAAAGGATCATTCGGTTGATAGTTTCTTCTAATTGAAAGAACTTGTCTTGAGCTATGTTCAATTGTAACAATGTAAGGAAGTTTGATTCCTGTAGGTTCTCCGTCTTGTCCTACATCTTCAAATCCTTCTAAATCTAAATTCACGTGACATTCTATAATTGTAAAAACGTCTTCGTCTCTAGTTTTTTTTATACCCTCTAATTGTCTTTCCTTTTTTTCAACTTCTGTTTCGGAATCATAACCAGGTTTTAATTCAATATCTCGATAGAAACCTGAAACTTGTTTTTTTCTAAGATCGTTCTCTGACATTTTGATCATATGCATAATTGCTTCCGCATCAGCTAATGAGGTAGCTGTGTACGGAACAATTAAATCATCCGCTTGAACGAATTTAGATACCGCTCTGCCTAAGAGTTCATCGTAATAAACTTTTTTAAAGGCAGAGCCGGCAAGAGGGAGATAAAAGAGCATTTGATCAAATTCGGGTTCATACTCTGTCATCACATCCATGAGCTGATAGTTCATGAAATTTTTTACTCTAATCGATTGTTCTTCTTTAGGTCGACTAGGTCTTCCTAACGCTTGGGTTCTAACAGGACCCATCGCTGGAAGTAATTCTTTATAAGCTTGTGCTTGAAACTGGGTTACCGCTTCTGCGAGCACGGGGTGCGTTGCACCACTTGCTCCTTGAAACGGCTGTGTTGGATTAACATACTTGAATCCCAAAAGGTCTAAACCTTTCATGCAAGTATCTTCCCATTCTTTTCGAGAAGATTTATAGTGCATATAATTTTCTGTTAATCTGGATCCGAGTCTTCCTAAAACATCATCAGGTACATATTCGGCTAAATTATCAAAATGACTTTGTGCTTCTTGTTGCGGAGCCATTGGGTCAAAGCTTATTTCAGCTCCACCTTCCTCATCCATAACAACTTCAGCACCCTCAGGAGTTACTTCAGATAATTTATCTGTTTCTGTAACCGTGATTTCTTCTGGTTGTATATTAACTTCTGGATCTACGTTGGGTAGAGCCTTGTCGATTTTGTCTGCCATTTATATCTCCCGAATTTATTATTGTTTTAACCTGTTTAGATTCATTATTCAAGCCTTGTGGATCCGGCCCTCTCAAAGGAGGAATTTCCTTCCACTTCACATGTTGCATATTTGCAACAAGCGTTTTATTTGTATTTACTGTTTTGCCAGATGTCATAACCTTTTAATCCTGCTGATAGCGCTAGTCCCGGTAATCCGAATCTACTAGATATCATTCTTAATGTTGAAGGTTTCATTCCTAATCTTAAAGCTTTAGATAAAATTCCTGTAGGCTTCATGCCTTTAGTTGCTAATTCAGCTCCTGAACTAGCAAACGCGGGTCCCATCCAATTAAATGGATCCGTTGCTATATCTTCTATTTCAGATCCTCCTTTAACTTGAGCAGCGATACCTATGGGTAAACTTGCCGCTACTGCTAATGGAGAAAACGATCCTGCTAATACTTTTCCAACGGGTCCTAGTGCTGCTCGTGCCATTCCCATTTTAGGTTTACCGATATTGAGTCTTCTTGCTTTGTACATGGCACCGGAACCAGGAATCGCGGCTGCCGCTCCTGCAGCAATACCAGGATACTGCCAGTTTAAAATTTCTTCATCAACTTGTGGAGTTTCAGATTCTAATAAGGATAACAACACTCCTTTCTGTTGATTCTCATCTGTCATGTAAGTTGTTGGGTCATCATTTCTAAATTGTTTCACTAAAGGCTCTGCAATTGCACCTGCTGCAGCAACGGCTGCTAGAGGCGCAGCTTTCACTCCGCCTCTACCCAAAAGACCTAAAAAACTTGTAGCTGCATTTTTAACTTTTCCTAATGCGCCTGAGGTTGCTTCCATGGTTGCTAATTTATTAGCAGAGCCTACTGGGTCTCTCTTAATAGCCTCAACGCATGTCGTCGCAATTCCCCCCGTCTGTTTCTTAAGAATAGCCTGACAAGATCCGGGAGCACCTTTAACTTCCGTTATCAAATCTTTTACTAAATCTTGAATTGAAAAAGGGTAGTTTGTTCCTTTATATTTTTGAATACCTTTTGCTTGAGTTCCTAATCTGTCAATGATTGATTGGCGATATTCTGGCCCGGTTGTGCCTTTAAACATTCCTCTTAAATTTTTTACAGCATTATTATAATCTGTGCTACTAATTTTATTTGCTTTCAATGAATTAGCAAGAGAAGCTTCAGCTATATTGACGTCGGTTGTATTCATCACTAAATTAGTAAAAGGTTCACCTTTAACTCCTTTAGGACCATGGAGTACAGCTAAACTTCCCAACCGAGGTTTGAATCCATAACCATCAACTTGAACTTTTTTAACAAAATCCTTTATCTCAATTTTAGATCCAGGTTTGAAAGGATTATCAATTTTCTTTTGACCAAAATTATTCATTTCGTTTGTTATTCTTTCAACTTCAGGAAAATATTTTTTAAGAACTGTCGGATCACTTATATTATTGATTTTATAAGGTCTGTCGCGAAGACTAAACATTTTTCCTTTATATTTAAATGAAATATCTTTCGCATCAAAAGCTTTTCCATATTCATAAGGTATGAGTTTACCTTTTTTATCAAATAATTGGATATCGCCTTTTCCTTGATTAAGGGCCCAATTACGAAAGGCAAAGTGCATTGCTTTCATTTTTGGAGTATTAGCTCTCGAACCTATTTGTTTCAAAATAGGTATTCCTTGTTGAATCTCAAGAGCTTTAGCTAACTGATCACTAAAGGATAACTTTGTTATAAAATCATAAGCGCCTCCAGTTTTAGCCATTCCCTTTCCTCCCCTACCTGAAATAAAATCAGCACCCTGATCTTTAAGGACTTCATAGGTGGGAACCGCTCCTCGAAATTTTGTAACACCAGCAGTTCTAACATCTTCTAACATTCTTCTGAAAGAAAGGTTATGCATGCCCACTCTTTTTGCAGCCACTTCATTCCAATAACCGTTTAACGGAGTTTTTTCCATTAACATATTTTTTAAAACTTGATCCGCTTTCTGAGCTCTTGTATCCAAAGTGGATAAAACAGGATAGAGCCTAATACTTGGTTTTGTCGGCTTGTTAAATTTTTTCTTAACTTTTTCTAATATTTCCTCTGCCGTAACATACCTTTCACCTGCATTGGCCTTAGATACTTCTTGTGAAACAAATAATTTCTGTGCCGGTGTTGCATGGATAGGTGTTCTACCTATTTCAGTTTTTATATCTTTAATTGCATTAGCAAGAGTTACATTTTTCTTGAGAGTATAGGTAATAGGATTACCCTGTGTCGTACCTTCTTTAATAATAAAATATTTTTTAAGTTTGTTAACCGCTTCTGGATTTTTTGAAATGTAAGAAGAAAGTGTTTGAGGTTTAATGCCTAATTTTTTGGCTATTTCTTGATATGAAAAAGTCAGTGCCATTATACCTCCAAGATCCTTGCGAGACCTTCTCTCTTCTTGTTACGCATTAATTTATTTTGATATCTAAAGAATATTTCATAAGGATCAATTACAGGCATATTGGAAGAAGGTAGTTTTCTATCTACAAATTGTCCTGTTCCTTCAGCAAATCCAATCCTGCCGCCTTCGGCAAACGCTGGAATCAGTTTAACATTTTTTAAAATCATTTCGGCAAACTCCTCGGGACGGGCTGCATCCAGATTGACGCTATTTAAAAAGTCATCGTACTTCTCCATGGATCTTCCGTAATATTTTGCCATAAGGTCTAAAGGATCTTCTCCTCTACTTCCTGTTCTTAAATTGTTTAAAACATCGTCGGGTAAATTAAGTCTCGTGTCTTTGAGTAAAAGTTGTCTGGCAATGGCTCGGGACATTCCGGTTTGCATATCAAGCGCGCCTTTGAAAGCCGCTATATCCTCGGGCCCTGGTTCAGGAAGCTGGGACGGAATTTTATCTTTTCCATAGATAGCAAGTCGTTCTTTTTCCATCTGACCTAATTTATCGCTCATGCCTTTAATGTTTTCCATTCGTTGTTTAATACCTGCGATCCCTGTTCCCCGAGTCGGTAACTGAGAAATCGTCGCCATCGGTAATGGAGGCGGATTTAAAATTTTGTTAATGCCGCTTAAATTACGTCCTAAAATTTCCATTTGAATACTATTGAGTTTGCCATCTTTCGCCCAACTCGCTGCATCTTCCGTAGCCTCAATAAGCGCGTCTCGGGAACCGAGGTTCGCTGGGGTGGCTCTGTCTAATCCTGGCAAATGGCGCTGGAACAAGGGATTCTTTTGAGGACCGGTTCCTAAAAAGCTTACATTTCCTCTGGAAGCCAGTTTAGCAGGATTGACTCCAATCTTGGTTGCCAAGTCCATAATCAATTCTAATGTAAATCTTCTAGCCATAATAAGTTAAATTATTTGTTCTCTCAATTTTTTCATCCTTATAATCTTCAGGGTGAACAATAAAATGTCCCCCTCTTAAACGCATAATAGCTTGTGTGGTTGAGTCCACATAGTCATCATAGTCGCCATGAGGAAATGCTGCACATTCCTCAATAACTTCTTGCGCAAATTGTTCATGTTTCGGAGCCCAAATCTTTCCTGCTTCGAAAAGCGGGGCTATCGAATTCACTCTTACATGCTTATCATTTCCTTTTGACGGCGTAAAGTTAATAACAGGGATGTCCATCTGTCTTAGCTCGTGCGTCAGAGGGATCCCTGATGCCTTGGCCTCGATCAAGACGATATCCGGACGCCACCATTGATATTCTTGTTGGGCCTTTCTTCGAAGTTCGGGGAACTCGTACCTATCTTTAAACGCATTCAATAAAATTACATTTTGACCGGAATCTTCAGTATTAAAAACACCCCAAGTCGTAATAGCTGAATAATCAGCACTTTCTTTTTTCATAAAAGCTGTATCGTAAGACTGGATAATAAAATCACACGCAGGAGGATCTTTATGTTTCCAGTCCTTCCACCATTCTCGTTTTATAATGGCTCCTTCATCAGAGGTTGGAGATTGCATGTACTGAGCATTCCATTTCCCAATACTAATAGAAGCTTTAACAGAATCTAATTCTTTTTTCTTCCAATACTCTGGCCAGACCGGTTTATTATTAGGAAGAATAGCTGGGAATTCAACAACATCCCATTCATCTCCCTTCACATCTCCCTGTTGCTTGATGAGTTGGCCAGTGAGATCTTTAGTAGACCAGCGGGTCATAACCAAAACGATTCGACCACCAGGTTGTAAACGTTGACGGGGGCCGGAGGTATACCATTCATAAGCTTTATCAAAAGAGTCACGACTTAACATATCCTTTTCCTTGTGTGGATCATCAATGATTAGTAAGTCCGCACCTCTTCCAGTCATGGCACCTCCTACCCCTACCGCAAAGTACTCACCTCCTTGCGCTGTTTCCCAGCGACCGGCTGCTTGTGAATCTTCTCGCAGCGAAGTATCGAAGATCTCCTTGTATTCAGGAGAATCAATTACGTGTTTAGCTTTTCTTCCAAAACGTATAGCAAGTTC